ATCTGTAAGGGACCACTGAGGGACCATCAAGGCCACCACTGAGGGACCATCAAGAGACCCATCAAGAGACCCATCAAGGCTTGCCACCTTAAGGGGACCATCAAGGGACCATCAAGGGCCTATGAGGGACATTAAGGCTAAGGTGTCCTGTTAGGGCCTATGAGGGGTCTATTAGCGATCCCTGTCTTAGGTGTTGATTGTTGGGTCATATTCGCGTATCACGCGTACACATGGTCATTAAGGGCCCATAAACCCTCACCTAAAGGACATCTGATGGTCATTCAAATAGTTGTTGACATCGGGTCTCAAGGTGCGTACAGTTCACTCCATCGAGACGCGGCACACACTGAGCGGCTTGATTGAGGGTCTGACCCACGCTCCATTAGGTAGCCATCAAGGTTACTGGCTGGAGTCCAAGTGAGCCCAAGAGCAACACCGAGGTGACAGTAAGACCGGCAGGCAGTCACAAAGGGGTTGACAAGGAAACGAAACGCTGTAAGATAGGCACCACAAAGCAACACAGCGGTGACCCAATGGAGGCAACAGGTGCTCCGGGTGTAAATCCCTCGCTCTTTAACAATTCGGATCGCTGAGGCTCCTACAGGACAACACTTAGGGAGCCCAGCAAGCTACGATAGGCAAGCACTGAGCCTTCCTGTAGCGCCTTTAGAGAACCTGAAGCATCACAGTAGGGTATTGGTAAAGGGCGCTACGGGAACAACTCAACCTCAACAACACAAGGGTGACCACAATGGCATCTGTTATCGTCGCTGCATCGCTGAAGAACAATGGCATGGACTACCTGTCCAATCTGGGTCTGGCAGGCCGTACCCTCAAGCACGGTCATAGCCTGAGCACTCCAACGGAGATCGCTGGGTCCACCGCTGAGTTCTACCACAAGTGGGTGAAGGCGAACGGCTTGACCAACAACAAGCAAGTCCTCAAGGAGTTCTACACGGACATCTGCAAGCTCCGTCTGGCTAAGAACGGGAACGCTGTGACCGGTGGCTACATGATCCTTGACGGGACCCTTCAAGGGGTCTTCAGCTTCACCAAAGGAATGGGGCCATGGCTGATCCGTCAAGCAATCGCTGAGGGAGCACGCAAGCTGGATTGCTTTGATGGGTTCCTGCCTGAGTTCTATAAGCAATTCGGGTTCGTAGAGGTCCGCCGCGAAGCCAACTGGACCAAAGGTGGCCCGGATGTGGTCTTCATGGAGATCCCAGAATGAGTACCGTGGTTCATGTGGATGCACCTGATGGCTACGGCGCTCGGGTGTACCACAACGGCTACTGCCTGACCCTTCATGGTCGGGCCTTGAGCCAAGCGGACGTTATGAGCCTTCGAGGCTTGGCCTTCACGGAGGCACTGGTGGGATCTGTACGGTTCGCCGCCCTTGAGCAAGGCTGGCACTACACCGCAAAGCTCGCCCTAATTCCCACACTGTCATAAGGAGCCTCACCATGGCCAACGCAAAGAAAACTGTCCAGACCATCAAGCACAAGGGTCGCAAGTATCTGGTCATCCACGGATCGGTAACCCTGAAGCTGCTGAAGCGCGCTGGTAAGCCTCACTGGTTTACCTTGGAGGATGGTAAGGGCAGCGACGTAAAGCGACACAAAGGCTTCTGGGAGGCTCTGGCAGCCTACGACAAGCGCCGCGATGAACTCGGCCTGAGTGACGGTGCGGTCGCTGAGTCGGCCACTCACCGGGCAGCGGTCGCTGAGTTCCTGCAAGCCGAACTGGAGGTGCCAGCCGATGCCAACGCCTAACCGCTATCAAGGCAACGGACGGGCCTATCCTGAAGGGTCCATCATGGGCCCGTACATCATGAAGGGTGGTCGCTGGAAGCGCCTGAAAGAGCCCACTCCGGGCCTGTCAGACCTACTCCTGACCAGCACGCCAAGCCTAAAGGGTCCTATCTGGATCGGGGCGGCCATCGCACTGGTGATCTTCGTGGCTGCCTTGGCGGCTCTTCTGCTTCGAGTGTAGTTAATCGGTGGCCTTCCTGAGTGAGGGTCACCCGTTAAATCCACTCACTGGTAACACAAAGGAAACTGACCATGATCTCGCTCAATTACACCAGCTTCACCAGCCCGCAAATCGCCGCTAAGCTGCTGTCGGCCATGCACGAAGTGAAGACCACAGGCTTCGCCGCTCGGCTCCACAATCGCAAGGGAGACGCCTTCCTGCTGGTTTGCATCGAAAAGGACTCGCTTGGTTACGCCTTCAAGTTCTACGACCGGGAAGGTCGGGAGGTCGGCAAGATGATTCAGAAGGCCAGCCAGCACTGGTCTCAAGGTGACTTCGCGGAATACTGGTCGGGCCTTGGGTTCGCTTGGGACCTGAAGGAGCATCCGCTGACCATTGCAGCTCGTGAAGCCTCTGAGCGGGCCCATGTGGACGCCTTGAAGGCCCACGGGGCAACCCACAAGGTCATCACCTACGGTGGCGCTGTGGTAGGCTATGGGGCCTATCAACGGGACTGGCTTGGCCGCAAGCGGCTCTATCTGGTGGCAGACAAGAACGGACGCCACTACGGGGTCGCCGTGAAGATGACCAAGGAGGCGGTCCTGATGGTCGCCCGTCTGGAGGTTCTGGTATGATCCTTTCTGACCCTACACTGGCCATTTGCTCGGGCGAGAAGTACGCACCGGGCATCTGGGAAGCACGGGAGATCCTTGACCAGATTGACCAGTACATGGACACCTACGGCCCGATACAGCCCGGCGTGGACTACGCACCGGACTCCGAATGGGCCAAGTTCTTTGCGGAGAACGTGAAGATGTACGCACCGGGCATCTACGCCATCCGCTACCTTCACCCGGAGTATTGCCGGAGGCTGCTGGTAGAGCTGAGCGATGTGCAATACACGGTCAACGAAGAGGAACCCGAGGACGCCCAGATACCCGAGGTCGTCCTTGAGGAACACCACTACGGGCTCTATCAGTGCCTGCGCGGTCTCTTCGAGGGGTACGCAAAGAAGCTGGCGTATATCCTGATGGGGCTCGAAACGGGTCACGCTGTGAGCATTCAGGCAGCCCGCTACACTCCCACGAACACGCCTCATGGCTGCTGGCACACTGATCGGGACTCTGAGGTGACCCTTGTGGTGGCCCTGAGCGATTCCCATCAAGGTGGTGGCACCACGGTCTACCAAGGACCCTTGCTGCCGCCTGTAGTCGTCCCACAGCTTCCTGTAGGCTGGGGTATGCTCTTTGCGGGGCGCACGAACGAACACATGGGACTGCCGGTCACCTCTGGCACCCGTAACCTACTCGTACACTGGTACGCATTGGAGAAGTAACATGGCCTACAAACCACGCAAGATCGGCGTTTATGACACCAAGATCACGAACGATAAGGGCACTGGTCGCCCAGCACCGGATGCTTTCGGGTATCTCTACGGGTCCCGCCAATACCACAAGGTCTTCCTTGAGGCCATGGAGGTTCGCCGGTCCCTGCCGATCCACGCAAGCGGTGCCCACAGCTTCACCGACCGGGGCGACTTCACGCATCTTTCGGGGCGCGGGCTGTGAGGCGGCAGGTTGCTCTTGTGAAAGAGCCACCCGTAAAGCTCGTGAAGTTCACAGCCGAGCATGTCCAGATGCACGCCTCGGGGTTCCACAAGGTCGCCCTAACGGCCACTGAGTTCAAGCTGGGGCTTGGTCCTTGCGGGGAGACCGTAGAGTTCCTTGGGGTCTCTGAAAGCATCGGATGGCTGACCATCACACAGCGCACCGAGAAGGGCACGAAGGACTTCAAGTATCGGGTGCAAGACATCCGTGGGAGGGTCGTCATAGAACGCGGATTTTAAAAACCCTCACCTAAACATAGAGATCCTTAAGGGCCCTTTAAGGCCTTTAAGGTTACTCTTAGAGTAATTATCATTAAGTAATATCTTTAAGTAAGAGGGTTTACACAGTGGCATTCATTGAGAAACAACTTCACGACTTCGATGACGTGAAAACATCGTGGGCCTTCGAGACCCTGAGCAAGCTGTACGGTGAAGACCTTGCAGCCGCCCAACTGGCCCTCGAACATGAATCCCACATGATGGGCGAAGCCAAGTTCCATAAGGCCCTTGAGCGCCAAGCGGAACGCGGTGAGTTCGCAGAGACCTCCGTGGCTAAGCCGCTGGTCTCCCTGCTGGTCCCTAAGCTCGCTGCTGAGCTGGACGAGTGGAAGCACCACCAGATGACCAAGGTGCGCCGCAAGTCGGTGGCCTTGAAGTTCCTGAACATGGTCGCATCTACCCGAGTGGCCGCACTGACCATCAAGCTGGTCATCACTGAGCTGGCACGCCAACGTGACTCGCTGGCATCGGTGACCACTCGCATTGGCCGTGTGATCGAAGAGGAAGCCCGTTTCGGTCGCATCCGTGACGAAGAGGCCAAGCACTTTCAGAAGCACATCAAGGATGCCCTGAACAAGCGCAATGGTCACACGTACAAGAAAGCCTTCATGGAGGCCGTAGAGGCCAAGATGCTTGAGGCTGGTGAGCTTAACGGTGGCTGGTCGGATTGGCAGAATGAAGACTCGGACATCATGCACCACATCGGTGCCCGGTGCCTCGAAGCGCTCATTAAGTCCACCGGTCTGGTAGAACTCCACCGGGTCAATGCAGGATCTAAGGACGATGAACAGACCGTCCGCCTCGCACCCGAATGGCTCGCTGAGATCTCCAAGCGCACTTTCAACCTCGCTGGGATCAACACGATCAACCAGCCGATGGTCGTACCGCCTCGCCCATGGACCCGCCCTGTAGGTGGTGGTTACTGGGGCAAGGGTCGCCGCCCTACTCGGTTCATTCGGACCCACACTAAGGCCGCCCTTGAGCGCTACCGTGACGTTGACATGCCCGAGGTCTATAAGGCCGTCAACCTCGCACAGAACACCGCATGGGCGATCAACAAGCCCGTGCTGGAGGTCGCTAAGGCCCTGCTGTCGTGGCCTAACGTGCCCATCAAGAAGTGGCCGAGCGCCCAAGTCGCTGAGCTGCCGACCAAACCACACGACATCGACACGAACCCTGATTCCCTCAAGGCGTGGAAGAAGTCAGCCGCTGGGGTTTACCGTGGCGAGGCCGCTCGGGTCTCCCGTAGGTTGTCCCTTGAGTTGAACGTCGAGACGGCCAGCAAGTTTGCTGACTATGAGGCGATCTACTTCCCGCATAACCTTGACTGGCGCGGTCGTGTGTACTCCCTGACCTCCTTCAGCCCACAAGGCAACGATGTCACCAAGGGCCTCTTGCAGGCTTCCAAGGGTGAGCCGATTGGCGCTGAGGGTATCCAATGGCTGATGATCCACGGTGCGAACACCGCTGGTGTCGATAAGGTTCCTTTCGATGAACGCAAACAATGGGTACGAGACAATGAGGACTGCATCCTCCGTTGCGCAAGAGACCCGCTTCAGAACACAGAATGGATGTCAATGGATTCTCCCTTCTGCTTCCTTGCCTTCTGTTTTGAGTGGGCTGGAGTATGCGAGAATGGTGAGAACCACGTATCAGCTCTGCCCATTGCTTTTGATGGGTCTTGCTCAGGCATTCAACACTTTTCTGCAATGCTCCGAGACGAAACAGGCGGTAGAGCAGTCAACCTCCTTCCATCCGAGCGAGTGCAGGATATCTATCGACTGGTGTCCGATGGTGTTAACGATACGCTTAGAGCTGACAGTGTTGACGGAACATTGGACTCCACGGAGGTTCACGTTGACGAGAAAACTGGTGAGATCACTGAGCGACGAATTCTCGGAACTCGAACCATGGCAGCTCACTGGCTTGCTCACGGGGTTGATCGCAGCGTCACAAAGCGTTCGGTGATGACCCTCGCCTACGGCTCCAAGGAATTCGGCTTCTGCGATCAGGTCCGCGATGACATCGTACAGCCTGCGATTGACGCCGGGTCCCCGAACTTCCCGAACGCCCAGCAGATGAGCCGCTACATGGCACACCTTATCTGGGTCTCCGTAGGGAAGACCGTAGTGGCTGCCGTAGAGGCGATGGAATGGCTCCAAAAGGCCGCCAAGCTGCTGTCCTCTGAGGTAAAAGACAAGAAGACCAAGGAGGTCCTGAAGCCAGCCATGCCGGTATACTGGGTGACCCCTGATGGGTTCCCTGTATGGCAGGAGTACAAGGTGGCCGATAAGGTCCGCATTGACCTGATCTTCATGGGCGACGTTCGGTTGCAGACCACGGTCCTTCAAGGTGACAAGAAGGAGAACAAGATCGACGCCCGCAAGCAGGAGTCTGGGATCTCCCCGAACTTCGTGCATAGCCTCGACGGCTCCCACCTGCGCTGCACAGTGGTCCGAGCCAATGAGCATTACGGCATCGAGTTCTTCGCGCTGATTCACGATAGCTTTGGGACCATCCCCGCCCGTGCTGGCCACCTCTTCAAGGCCGTTCGGGAGACCATGGTGGAATCATATGAGAACCATGATGTACTGGCTGACTTCCGTGAGCAATTCATTGACCAGCTTCACGAGACACAGATGGCCAAGATGCCACCGCTGCCCAAGAAGGGCACCCTTCAGATCCGTGAGATCCTGAAGTCTCAATTTGCATTCGCGTAAAAACCCTCACCAAAACGGGCTCCACGAAGGGGCCCACACAGGAGATTCAAAATGAACCGTTCCAACTTCGAGCGCATCCAATCCACCAAGCCACGTATGCCAGAAGACGCCGCAGCGATCTTCAAGGCCCGTAAAGGCAAGCGCAACAAGACCGAGCGTCACGCCCGGCCCACTTGGGACTACGGCGACAACCACAAGACCAACGTAGGCGCCCCGCGTGGCCGCTATGCTGGTGAGGATTTTTCCTATGCGTAACACCGCTGAAATGATCGCAATGGCAGTCGGCCACCCAACTGAGCAGATCGTCGTCGAGTGGCGGGAGAACCTGCATACCATGGACATGACCCTGTACGTCCGCCACCGCCCGAGCAAGACCCAAGTGGTCATCACCGGGTGCCTCTTGAGGCCCATCGAGATCAACCCAGATGAGGTAGGTATGCTGTACCGCTACGTCGCCCAACCAGGCCAGACAGTCGAGCTTACCTACGACATCGCTCAGAAAACCATCCAGTTCCTCAAGGAGACCGAATAATGGCCGCTTCCCCAATCATTCTGAAAACCAACCCGCACCGCCCAGTGGACTTCAAGGAGTCCTCGGTGGCCAAGTGCCTCGAAGAGTCGGGAAACCTGAACCTTGAGGTCAAGGAGGATGGCTGCCAGTTGAACATGGTGGTCCGTCACCAGCCGAACGCTGGGCTTGGAGGTACTGAGGTGTCCTTCCTGAGCCGTGAAGGCAAGTCCTTCAACGGCCTTGACGCCCTGAGCAGCAAGCTATCGAACGACCCGCGCTGGGACAAGTTCTTCAACCCTCACCTTGATGGCGGCCTGTTCCGTGAAAACGGTGGATTCCTCCTGCAAGCCGAGATCCTTACCTTGGACGAGGCCGGAAACGTAAAGCCCTGCGCTGAGATCTCCGGTGACCTGCGCCGCATGGAGCCGATCCCTGTGGACCAGATCCGTATCGTGGGCTTCGACTTGATCCCACTCGACGCCGTTCATGCGTCTGGTGAGTACGAGGTCTTCCAAGAGGTCCGCAGAGGCCACTTGCAGTACCAGATCGACGGCCTGAAGAACCGCTTCCCTGAGATCAAATGGTCGATCATTGAGGCCGTGCAGGTATTCTCCTTGACCCAGCTCATGCAGGTCTACGAAGAGTTCCGCGTGAAGGGCAAGGAAGGCGGTGTCGCTAAGGACCCTCTGGGCTACTGGAAGCGCGGTAAGAAAACCGGACAGTGGAAGGTAAAGCCGGATGACTCGTGCGATGGAACCATTACGGGACTCGTATGGGGCACTGAAGGTCTGGGCAATGAGGGCCGCGTGATCGGCTTCACGATCCTGACCGAGCATGATGCCACCGTTGACGCCTGTGGACTCACTGAGGCCCAGAAGGACGAGTTCACCAACAAGGTCATCAAGGCCAGCAACGATGCCTACGGGCCGGGCCAGTTCGGTGACTTCGGGGTCCCTTATGTGTCCAGCGACCTGCAAGGTGAGACCATCAACCCCTTCGAGGGCTGGGCCGTCAAGATCACCTACATGGAACGCCTGCCGAGCGGGTCGTACCGCCATCCCAACTTCGATCAATTCCGTGGAATCACTGACCCACTGGTTAAGGAGTGAACATTGTGTCTACCGCGATCATCATCGGGGCCGTTATCTCCGCACTGGGCTTGGGAGCTTGGTGCTACGCAAAGTGTACCGCCAACGAGCGCCAAGCTGGCCGCGCTGCCATCGAGAAGGCTGCTGCTGAAAAGGCCGCATCTGAAAAGGCTGGCCGCGAAGCCAACGAACGTGCCAACTTTAAGGTAGACGTTGCGTCTGCCTTTGAAGAGCTGGTCGTGAATCCTGACTGGCTACGTGGCCGGTCGGACAGCTACGCCTACCGCAAGAGCTTCATGGCCCTGCGTGAGTTCTTCGACACCGTAAGCCGCCTGAAGCACGCCTTGGAGGCGAACCGCCACCTTGAGGAAACCGTAAGGGCCCAAGGCAAGGCGTTGCGCGAGATCCGTGCGACCCAGAAGGACATCCAACAGGCCCTGCAAATGGGTCAACCAATCGAGTGACCTAACGAGCCCTGCTGACTTCGGTCGGTGGGGCTTTTTTACGTCTGGAGGACTTGACATGCTGATCGACTTCGTGCTATTCGCACTCGTGGTCCTTATCCCTGCACATGATGTGCTCCGATTTAAAAACCCTCACCAAAACAGGGACGACACTCCCTGACCTTCAACCCCCCCCATCAATGGAGACTGCTTCCGATGACCAATAACGTGACCCTGCTGGCCCTGACCTCCGTCCGTGGCCGTAGCGGGAAAGACACCTTGCCCCCCCCATCAATGGAGACTGCTTCCGATGACCAATAACGTGACCCTGCTGGCCCTGACCTCCGTCCGTGGCCGTAGCGGGAAAGACACCTTGCTTGAACAGCTCGCCCTGACCGGCCTGAAGCCTGCCCGTGTGGCCTTCGGGGACATCCTGAAGGAAGAGTGCGCCCGCGACCTCGCAACCTACTGGAACGAGCCCGAGAAGCTGCTGGACTGGTTCCATAGCGACATGAAGGACGTTCCACAGGCAACCCTGCGCATCCGTGAGCTGCCAGAAGGTCCATACAAAGAGTGGCTGATGTACAAGGCCGAGCGCCCGGACCCATCCGAGGACTGGATGAACGTTAACAGGACCCCGCGCTGGCACCTTCAGCAGTACGGCACGAACTACCGCCGCAACTTCCTGAAGGACCCTGATGTCTGGCTCAATGCTGGCCTGAAGGCCATCGAAGATCTCGCCTCGCTCGGTGAGACCCTGATCGTGGTCACTGACCTGCGCCAGCGCAACGAGTACGTGGCCTTAGCGAAACTTGCCGGGCAACTTCATACCCGTGGGGTCGGCTTCAAGTTCACCACCGTGGCCACCGTGCGCCTGCACCGTATGTGGTTCGTTCCGGGTGTCGATGACGCCAGCTACCACGTAACCGACTTGGACCTCATCGGCCACTTCATGAACGCCGTTGTACTGAACCACTGGGGAGACCCAGCAGGCATGGTCCGTCAACTGAAAGAGCAACTTGGAGGTGCCCTGTGAACCTGTTCAAGCAAAAGATGAAACTCTTCAAGGCCGAAGTGCATGGCCAATGGGTCCCTGTATGGGCCCGTAACGTGGATGAAGCCCTTGAGGCTGCCGAGCTGGAGTATGGCCCGGAGAACGTTGGCCGAGTGCGCCCGGAGGTGACCCAGTGAGTACCGTAACGATTCCCGAGAAGGAGTATGACGAGCTGCTGGCCGACTCCAACCACCTGCGGATGCTCATCAACCGTGGCGTGGATAACTGGGACGGCTACGTCTCCCGGCACCACGAAGAGTGCGATGAGTGTGGCCTTGATGAAGACGACTGCACCTGTGGAGGTGGCGAATGAATCTCGCCCAAGGCGGTTCCCGCTCCCTGCCTGACGGCTTCCTGCACATCCAGAACTTCACTGTGACCAAGGCGTCCGGTACTGCTGGCATCGTGTGGAAGCTGCTGGACGATCACCAGAAAGGGGTCGTAGAGTCGATCCTGATCGAGCGCGCATGTGCCCTCGAAGAGGCCGCAGGCCCTGAGTGGTCCAACGCAGCGCACCACTTCAAGCATGACGTGTGGCGTTTCCGTAAGACCTTCCTTAAGTCCAACTTTTCGTTGGTCGTAGTGGAGACCTGCCGAATCTGCAAGATCGACCCGGCGAAGCTGCTGGCTGCCCAGTGGGCCGAGCTGCAACTTTAAAAACCCTCACCAAAACAGGGAGGACCTTATGGTTCTCTCTGCAAACTCAAAATTCCTGAAAGGAGATTCAAAATGGCTGCTGCAAAACGTCAAGTCTACATTTCGGCCAAAGGCAAGGCCGCCCCTTACTGCGCTATTCAGAAGCCGGACTATGGCACCGATGAGTTCCCGCAACCACGCGGTGAGTACAAGGTGAACCTGATCGTCCCCATCAAGGACGCTCAAGCTGACATCAAGCGGATCACCAAGATCTACGAAGAGTCCTATGCGGCCTTCGTCGAGGAACACGAAGCGAACCCTCCGAAGGTTGCTCCGGGCAAGCGTCCGGTCCCAGTGCGCCAAGGTGAGCTGCCCTTCTTCGAGGACGGCAACGGTAACGTGGTGTTCAAGTTCAAATGCTACGCCTCGTGGAAGAACCCGAAGACCGATCAGATGCAGGACATCACCCTGCGTGTGGCCGACAGCTCCGGTAAGACCATGAGCGTGGTCCCGAACATCAGCGGTGGCTCGACTCTCAAGCTGCGCTACAGCATCTTCCCGTACAAGTGGAACACCGCTGTGGGTGCGAGCGTCAAGCTGCAACTGGAAGGCGTCATGCTGATTGACCTCGTTGAGTTCGGCGGTGGCGGTGATGACGATTGGGGCGATGCGGTGGAAGAAGGTGGCTACGTCGCTGAAGAGACCACCCAACGTGCCGAGTGGGACGAAGGCTCCCGTGGTCATGCCGAGGAAGAGATTCCTGACGCTGACGACGATTTCTGATGGCTCGGGGTTACGCCGGGCCACGCAATGCTCGGGTCGGTATCTACCGATCCGGGCTTGAAGAGCGTAATGTGGCACACTGCAAGAAGTTCGGTGTTGAGCCGGGCTTCGAGACCCACTACCTGAACTACGTTGTCCCCGAAAGGACCGCGAAGTACAACCCCGATCTATTCCTGCCAAACGGGATCATCGTGGAGACCAAAGGGATCTTCGAGACGGCTGACCGACAGAAGCATCTACTGGTCCGCGAACAGTATCCCGAGCTGGACATCCGCCTCGTGTTCTCATCGTCCAAGTCGAAGATCTATTCAGGGTCCAAGACCACCTACGGTGACTGGTGTGAGAAGCACGGGATCATCTACGCCGACAAGCTGATTCCAGCAAGTTGGCTCAAGGAACCCAAAAAGGAGATCCCCAAGGGAATCCTAATCAAGAAATAAGGAGACCCTTATGGCTCGCCAAGTAGCATTCAAGAAGCGCACCGAGACCAATCTACTGGTCGTCCACTGTGCGGCCACCAAGGCCAGCATGGACATCGGTCGCAAAGAGATCCAAATGTGGCACGTCCAGCAAGGCTGGCTCGCCTGTGGTTACCACTTCATCATCCGCCGTGATGGCACCATCGAAGAGGGCAGACCCCATGATGTTGTTGGTTCGCATGTCAAATCACGCAATCACGACTCACTGGGAATTTGCCTTGTGGGTGGCATTGATGATCGTGGCAACCCTGAAGACAACTTCACGGACCACCAGAAGGCCGCCTTGCAGACCCTGCTGTGGCGCATGACTTCCGGCAAGGACTTTGAGGGTGCCTATCAGGATCTCCCTGTGGTTGGTCACCGTGACCTTGATCCCCGTAAAGCCTGCCCGAGCTTCGATGCGAAGGCATGGTGGGAATCCCGCAAGGAATAAAAACCCTCACCAAAACGGGGCCCACTGTGGCCCTGTTCCCAAACGACAAAGGAGACTGCTTCCATGTCTGTAAATCGTGACCAAGTGATCCGCGCACTGAGCATCGCGGAAGAGCTGAGCGCCCATGGGTTCTCTGTGGCCATCGCTGGTGGCTTCTGCCGTGATGTGTACTTTGGGGTCACCCCGAAGGACATCGACATCGTTGTGGCCTCTGGGTCTATCCACGATGATCGCACCGAAGCCCATGAAATGCTGGGTGAGGTCCTGCGCCAACTGGGAGTTGAACACCTCGGCTTCCGCATGTACAACGAGAACACCAGTGATCGAATCATCGGTGGCTTCAAGGCTGTAGGGAATCTGGATGTCGTCCTGTACGATGTCAAGCACGCCCATGAGGCTGTCGATGCGTTCGACTTCAACCTGAACCAGTTCGTCCTACAGCGCCGTGAGGACTTCGAGACCGCCTATGTGGTCTACGCCGGGGACACCTCGTGGCACGAACTGACACCAGTCCGTAAGGATTTCTCCGAGTCTCGCCGTAGTCGCATGATGGAGAAGTTTTTTGACCTCGCCAGCCGCTACCCTGAAGGTGGTGGCCCGGCCCGTGTAGGCCTCGCACAGGCCTTTCCGAAGGAGTGATCTATGAGTGACCGTGAGGAAGAAAGCGTCCTGTTGCACAAGGGACCCTGTGAGCACTGTGGGTCATCGGATGCCCGAGCGGTTTACTCTGATGGCCACAGCTTCTGCTATGCGTGCCCTGAGAACACCGCGTGGAACGCAGGGGATGGCTATGTGGGCTCCGAAAAGAAGGCCACCAAGGCCCATGCTGACACACTGAACTTCGCAAACAAGCAGGGACGTTACAGCGCCCTTAACGCCCGAGGCATCATGGTCGATGTCTGTAAGCAGTACGGCTACTGGCTCGGCACCTTCAACGGTGAGACCAAGCAGGTGGCCAACTACTACGACACCAGCGGTAACCTCGTTGCTCAGAAGGTTCGCGACCGTACCAAGGACTTCTTTGTGGCTGGCGACATGCCCAAGGATGCCCTGTTCGGCAAGCAGCTCTGGAACTCCGGCAAGAAGATCATCGTCACCGAAGGCGAGATCGACTGCCTGACCGTTGCCCAGCTGCAAGGGGGCAAGTACCCGGTCGTCTCCATCCCTCGTGGTGCCAAGGACGCCAAGAAGACATGCTCTGCGAACTACGCCTACTTTGACCAGTTCGAGACCATCATTCTGATGTTCGACATGGACGAGGATGGTCGTAAAGCCTCCCAAGAGGCCGCTGAGGTATTGCCTCCGGGCAAGGTGCGTATCGCTGTGCTTCCCCTCAAGGACGCCAACGAGTGCCTTCTGAACGGGCAGTCCAAGGCGGTTCTCGATCAGGTGTGGAACGCTCAACCTTACGTCCCCGATGGGGTCGTCTCTGCGAAGTCGCTCAAGCAGCGCATCAAGGAAAAGAAGGTTGTCGCCTCGATGCCTTTAGTGGGCCCTTTCGAGCTGCGCAAGATGACCAAGGAGATCCGCGAAGGCGAGGTCATTCTGGTCACCTCGGGTAGCGGCTCAGGTAAGTCCACCTTCGTGCGCCAAAACACCCACAACCTGTTCCGCAATTCGGGAATCCCTGTGGGCGTGGCGATGCTTGAAGAGTCCGTAGAGGAAACCGTGCAGGACATCGTGGGCCTCGAAATGGGCGTGCGTGTTCGGCAGGAGCCTGACGACTACACCGAAGAGGACTTCGACAAGGCCTTCGATGAGATCTTCGAGTCCAACCTGCTGCACCTTTACGATGCCTTTGCGGAGTCCGCTGAGGATCGCCTGCTGGCTCGTCTGGCCTACATGGTGGACGTAGAGGGCTGCAAGGTGATCGTGCTGGACCACATCAGCATCGTGGTCTCTGCGATGGACGGCGAGAACGATGAGCGGAAGATGATTGACCGCTTGATGACCAAGCTGAAGACCTTCGCCAAGACCAAGAACGTGGCCGTGTTCGTTATCTGCCACCTGAAGAACCCCGACAAGGGCAAGCCTCACGAAGAGGGTCGCCCAGTCACCGCTACAGACCTTCGTGGCTCTGGCGGCCTGCGTCAGTTGAGTGACACCATCATTGCCGTTGAGCGTAACCAGCAAGGGGACAACCCGAACCTGATCCGCTTCAGGCTGTTGAAGTGCCGCTTCACTGGTGAGACAGGCATCGCCGGGTACATGGAGTATGATCGCAAGACCGGTCGATTGGTCGCCAAGCCTGAAGGCTGGAAGCCGAAAGACGACGATGACGGTTCCTCCCAGTGGAAGGAATCCCAAGCCCAAGAAGAAGAGGACTTTTAATCATGCGTAAAGTAACCATCAAGTTCGACATCGTTACCGCTCTGATCCAACTGGCTGGCCGCATTCAGGTTCGCCGTGTGAAGCGTGCAGAGCGCCGTGCAGAGGCAGCAGCAGCAGCCGTTAAGGCCACTGAGGCAGCCCTGAAGCTGGCCCATGAGGCAGCCGCCAAGGCCCGTACCGATGCCACCACCGAGAAGTTCCGAGTCCACCGTGACCCGAACCTCGTGGTCATCGCACCCGTGACCGTGAAGTGATCCAAGGGCGTCCCTCGTGGGCGCCTTTCAGTCAACTCACTGCCACCCTGAAAGGAGATACCTATGGACAACCAACTGATTCGCGCCCACCTGCGTCAGGGTGAGCAGGCCGTTAAGACCCTGCAAGCCCTCGGTTACACCTACGAGCGTGGCCACTGGGTCGCCCCAGCGAGCCCACATGATCCCCTACTGGCCGCCCTTAAGGAGCTGGTAGAGGCCGAGGTGGTCAAGCGCACACCACCGCCTGTGGACACCAACCTGAAGGCAGGTGACGAGTTCGTCATCAACCGCATCCCGGTGACCGCAAACGCACTGGCCGCCCAACCATGGGAAGGCCGGATCTTCAAGGCCCGCGAGGTCGAGATCTCCCGTGAGCGGGGCATCGAGATCGTCCGCTTCGGCTTCAACTTTGGGAATCGGGGCTTCTGGATTCCGACCTCCCACGTAACGAAGGTGACACGACATGCTGATTTCTGACATCGAGGCGAACGGCCTCTTAGACCACCCGGACCTACGGTTCCACTGTGGAGTCACCGAGGACGCCTTCACGGGCGAGGTCATTGAGTACCGCCCCGATGACGTGCTGGCCTACATCAAGGCCCTCGAAGCAGAAGCAGCGAAGCCTGATGGTCTGCTGGTCTTCCACAACGGGATCAAATACGACATCCCAGCCCTCGACAAGATCAAGCGCAAGCTGACCGGTAAACGCCTCAACGTGCCCCGTAAGCGCGTACTGGATACCTTGGTGCTGTCCCGCCTGATCCACACGAACCTCAAGGACACCGACAGTGGCCTGCTGCGCCGTGGGATTCTGCCGGGCAAGCGCTATGGCTCCCACTCGCTGGAAGCATGGGGCTACCGCCTCGGTGAAATGAAGGGCGAGTACAAGGACGACTTCAAGGCCAAGTGTCTTGAGGACGGGACCGAGTACGTGGATGGCATGGAGTGGGCCAACTTCAACGAACCCATGATGGCGTACTGTGTACAGGACGTTCGCGTCACCGTGAAGCTGATGCGTCACCTGATGCAGGACCAGTATTACTTCAGTGCCCCTCAAGGCATCCGTGCGGTTCGCATCGAACATGACGCGGCGTGGACGCTCGCCAAGATGGAGCGCAACGGGTTCCCCTTCAACAAGGAGAAGGCCGAACAGCTCTACATGACGCTGGCCGCTGAACGCTCTGACCTCCTGATTAAGCTCGTGAAGACCTTCGGGTCTTGGTATGAGCCCAAGGGCGGTAACGAGCCGTTCCTGCACCCGAAGACCGGTAAGGTCCTCTCGAAGTACCCGATGGTCAAGACCGCAAAGGCTGGCTCACCGGACTACAATGCGGATGGCAAAACGAAGTCCAAGACGCTGTACGTCAAGGGCTGCCAGTACACCCCGGTGGAGCACGTAACGTTCCAGCCGACCAGTCGCCCTAACATCATCAAGGTCCTGAAGGACGCCGGATGGGAACCTACAGAGTTCACCGAGAAGGGCGCCCCGATTGTGGACGACGAGACCCTTGAGGGTGTCCTTGTAGATGACCCGGTGAAGCAGGAGTGTATCGCCTTGATCCAACGCTACCTGATGATCCAGAAACGGATCGGCCAGTTGGCTGAAGGTGACAAGGCGTGGCTCCGTTACTGCGAGACCGAGGACGGCTTCATTCATGGCTCGATCAATCCTAACGGTGCCGTAACGGGCCGTGCGACCCACTCGTTCCCCAACATGGGTCAGGTCCCTTCCTGCGGTGCCCCGTTCGGTCCTGAGTGCCGTGAGCTGTTCGGTGCTGAGTGGGCGAAGCACATCCCCGGATGGCATAACGTCAAGCAGGTTGGTGTGGACGCCAGCGGCCTTGAGCTGCGCTGTCTGGGCCACTTCGGTGCTCGTTTCGATAAGGGCGCCTATGTGGATCAGGTCCTTAACGGTGACGTTCACTGGGCCAACGCACTGGCTGCGGGCATTGCACCTGCTGGTCTGGTCCGTGATAAGGCCAACAAGGAGCATGACGGGTTCCGTGATAAGGCCAAGACGTTCATTTATGCGTTCCTCTATGGCGCTGGTGACGCTAAGATTGGTTCTATCGTGGGAGGTGGAGCGGCTGCCGGTAAGGAACTCAAGAAGTCCTTCTTGGAGAACACGCCGGTCATTGCGAGCCTCCGTGAGTCCATCGAAATGTCCCTGATCGAGTCGCAGACCTTCAACAAGGTGACCCGGAAGTTCGACATCAAGTGGAAGCGCCGGTGGATCAAGGGCCTCGACGGTCGCAAGATCCACGTTCGGTCTGCCCACAGTGCCCTCAACGCGCTCCTTCAGAGTGCCGGTGCGGTCATCTGCAAGGCATGGGTGATCGAGGTAGAGCGAATCCTTATGGAGGAACACGGCCTGAAGCACGGTTGGACCATCCACAACGATGACGGGACCACCACGCCGGGCGACTTCGCCTTCATGGCTTGGGTTCACGATGAACTTCAGATCGCTGCACGAACCCCGGAGATCGGGGAACTTATCATCAAGGTCTCGCAAGAGGCTATCAGAAACGTAGGCGAGTCTTTCGACTTCAGGTGCCAGTTGGACACCGAAGGGAAGATGGGCCCCACATGGCGCGAGTGCCACTAAGGAGACACTAATGGCTAAGACCCTGAAAGCAAACGTATCGTTCGGCCTGACCTGCGTGGTCAACACTGATGCCGAGAAGGCCCTCGAAGCTGCCCGTGACTTGGCCCGCGTGGCCCTTAAGCACGGCGAGGCACCGAAGGGTGAGCAAGGGGCGATGCTGTCCCTGTTCGCCTCTGAGAAGCCCACTGAAGAGCTTCTGGAGATCATCATCCGCAAGGGTGTACGTGAACTGGTCCGTGAAGAGCTGGACCGTGAGCTGAACACCGATGAGACCCGAGCAACCATCGGGAACATCAAGGTTGACTTTGAGGTGCGTGAATGAATGAATACCTGAACGTCCTGTGGGCGGTCAAAAAGCAGGCGCAGAGTTACCAGTCTGACTACGTGCGGAAGCACATCAAGCTGGTCAACGAAGCATCGAGCCGGGGGCACATTTCGTGCCTCTCGACTGCCGGTAAGAACATGGGGTATTGGTCCCTGACAACTGAAGGGCAGAACTTCCTGTCCACCTACGGAGGTGCTGTATGACTCTGCGTATCGGACTCGCACTCGATATGGACTACCTGATTTATTCCAGCATGTCAGCCTCTGAGGTTGAACAGGACTGGGGTGATGATGTGTGGACCCTTGAGTGCGACCATGCCAAGGCCCGTTCGATCCTGTTCGGGACCATCAAGACCCTCAAGAAGGACATCGTGAAGCAGCTTGAGAAGCGCTGGCCGAAGCTGAAGGCCGAAGGTGCCTACGAGCTGGTGGAACTCTGCGTCATCACCGGAAAGGGCAACTTCCGTATGGACGTGCTGGAGTCCTACAAGGGCAACCGTGTGACCAAGCGCAAGCCAGTGGGCTACCCGGCCTTCTGCCAAGCCATGATGGACCACTTCGGTCCTGACCATTCGTTCCGTATCGACGGTATCGAGGGTGACGATGTGCTGGGCATTCTGGCCACCAACCCTGCTATGGCGAAGTGTGATCGGGTCATAATGGTGTCCTGTGACAAGGACTTCAACACGATCCCCGGAGACTTCTTCTGGCTGACCCCGATGGAACTCATCCGAAACGATGAGGCAGCCGCTGATAAGTGGCACATGCGTCAGACCTTGATGGGTGACACCACCGATGGCTATGGTGGCGTGCCGGGCGTAGGTGAGGCCTTTGAGGGCTCCCTGATGGACTGGCTGGACAATCCCAAGTTCTACGAGAAGACCACCAAGATCATGTCCCGTGGCCCCCGTAAGGGCCAAGAGGTGATCGAGTGGGTGGGCCGTGCGCCTGCCGAAGGTGAGACTCTGTGGGACTGCATGGTCTCGCTGGCCGCCTCGAAAGGCATGTCGGAAGATGACCTTCTGGTGCAGGCGCGATGCGCTCGCATCTTGCGGGCATCTGACTGGAACGCCGAGAAACAGGAGCCGATCCTGTGGACACCTAAGCGCTAACCACTGTAGGGCTTCCGGGTGGGGACTCTAAAAACCCTCACCTAAACAGGGAGCCCTATGGGGTGAAACCCTTAATACTTAAAGACCACTCAAAGGAGGGCCTATGCTGAAAGAGATTCAACACTTCATTGACCATCCTGATGACATCCCTGACATCCCTGATGCGTCCGCACAGTTCCTTAAGGTCCGCCTTAACCCGGCCTATCTGATGCGCACAGGCGTCACGGATGACCTGACGAAAGCTGGGTGGTCTGAAGGCAAAATCATGGGGTTCCTTGAAGGCTGTGCGTCTGTAGTCGAACTGATCGAGCTGATGCAAGAAGCCCGAGTGAACCCTCAACAGGAGGACTTGGGCAATGTGCTTCAGTAAGAAGATGAAAATCCCTAAGCCCAACACGGACCAAAAGGCTCCAGAGCCGGTCCTGTTAGAGGCGCCGAAGGGTGTTGCGTTCGGTGACGGCGCAGACGATGAGGTGACCAATGACGATGCTCAAAGCTCCAAGGGCATCGGGTCGCTGAAGGTCAAGAAGGCTGATGTGGACACTGGTGACGGTTCCCGCACTGCTGCACCCGTTAAAGACACCGGCATTACGCCATCCAAAAAGAACGGCTCCATTAAGCGGGCCATGAAGCGATAGGAGGTCCATATGGGCTTTGGCAAGAAACTCAAGAAGGCGTTCAAGAAGGTCACCAAGGTGGTCACCAAGGTTGCTGATACGGCCACTGGTGGCGCTGTAGGCGGTCTGCTGGGTGGCGGTAACGAAGAGAAGCCCACTCAGGTAGTGGAGGCACCACCTCAAGTCACCGCACCGGCACCGCCCCAGATGCTCCAGACCACCACTGAGGTCGCCAAGAAGGAGACCGAGGGCGAAGACGAATCGGATACCGAAGCGGCCAAGAAGGCAGCTCGCCGTGGCGGCAAGAAGAACCTGAGTGTGGCCCGTTCGAGCGGCACCGGTATCAACATCTGACCAGCGAGGTGACCCATGGCTGAGACCCGTCAAGGGCTGGCCGAGGAAGGCGCAAAGGCGGTCTATGATCGTCTGAAGTCTGATCGGGCACCCTACGAGACCCGTGCAGAGAACTGCGCCAAGGTCACGATCCCGTCCCTCTTCCCCAAAGAGTCGGACAACAGCTCCACGAACTACACCACACCGTACCAAGCGGTAGGTGCCCGTGGGGTCAACAACTTGGCAGCGAAGGTCCACCTTGCGCTGTTCCCGCTCGAACCGTGGATGAAGCTGAAGGTCTCCGAATGGCAGGCCAAGCAGCTCGTAACGAACCCTGAAGAACTCGCAATGGTTGAGCAGGGCCTGTCCATGGTTGAGCGGATCTTGATGAGCTACATGGAAGCTAACAGCTACCGAACGACACTTCACGAGCTGATCCGCCAACTGGTGATCGCTGGATCTGGCCTGCTGTTCCTGCCGCCACCTGAAAGTTCCTCTCAAGGTTCCCCGATGAAGCTCTATACGTTGCACAACCACGTTGTCCAGCGCGATGCCTTCGGGAACGTCCTACAGATCGTGACGCTCGACAAGGTGGCCTTTGCGGCCCTCCCTGAAGACGTTCGGTCCAAGCTGGACGGTGACCATCTGCCTGATGAAGAGATCGAGGTGTACACCCATGTGTACCTTGACGATGAGTCTGGCGACTACCTGAGCTATCAGGAGATCGACGGCGAGGAAGTGGAAGGCACCGATGGTCAGTACCCCCGTGATGCCATGCCGTGGATCGCTGTACGCTGGACCAAGCGTGATGGTGAGCACTATGGCCGCTCCCACGTCGAAGAGTACCAAGGGGACCTCGATTCCCTTGAGAACCTGCACGAGGCCATGATTAAGTTCTCGATGATCGCCTCGAAGGTTGTCGGCCTTGTGAACCCTAATGGGATCACTCAGGTCCGCCGCCTCACCAAGGCCCAGACCGGCGCGTTCGTTCCGGGTCGCAAAGCCGACATCGAGTTCTTGCAGTTGGACAAAGCGGCTGACTTTACGGTCGCCAAGTCCGTGGCTGATGCCATTGAGGGGCGCCTGTCCTACGTCTTCATGCTGAACAGCGCGGTACAGCGCAACGGTGAACGTGTGACCGCCGAAGAGATTCGGTATGTTGCCCGTGAGCTGGAGGACACCTTGGGCGGGGTCTATTCGATCCTGTCTCAGGAACTCCAACTGCCCCTCGTGCGCATCCTGCTGAACCAGCTACAGGCCACCCAGCAGATCCCTGATATGCCCAAAGAGGCCGTAGAGCCGACCGTAAGTACCGGTGTGGAAGCACTGGGCCGTGGTCAGGACCTCGACAAGCTGACCCAGTTCCTCAACGCGATGACCCTTGTGGCGCCGTTGGAGCAGGATCAGGACCTCAACGTGGCGACCATCAAGATCCGCTTGGCGAACGCCATGGGCCTCGATACGTCCGGCCTACTGTTGACTCAGGAAGAGAAGGCGCAACGTCAGGCCGAAATGATGGCTCAGACCGGTGGCGAGAACCTTGCAGCCTCTGCGGGTGCTGGCGCTGGTGCCATGATGACGCAAGACCCTGACACCATGGAGTCCGCTATGGACACCGCTGGGGTCGCTGTACCTCAAGTGTAAAAACCCTCACCTAAACGGGGAGTGCCGCTGTGGCCTCCCTGTTCACCCTAAAGGAGACCCAAATGTCCAATGAATCCCAAGCCGATGTGTACGCTTCCTTTGGCGTGAACACCGCTGTATTGTCCGGTGACAACATCGAAGAACACCGCCAGTCCATGCTGGAACTCGATGTGGCTGCCCGTGATGGTGACGATTCCATCGAGCTGTCCGGTGAGTCCGCCAACGTTCAGGTCACTGACCATGTGGCCGATGAGCTGAACACCGAAGACAAGATCGAAGTCAACGTGCCGACCGAAGGCGAGTTCAACGAGGCGGTCACCGAGGAAGGTGGCGAAGAAGGCTCGAACGAACCCGGTGAAGACTTCACGCCTCTGGGCGACATCCCTGACGAGCTGCAAGCTGCCTCGACTCAGATCACCGACCACGCCAATGGCTTCCGCGAAATGCGCGAACAGGCCATCGCCAAAGGTCTGAGTGAAGAGGTTGCGGCCCAGATCGAAGCTGAATACGAAGACGATGGCGAGCTGTCCGAGGCGTCCCTTAAGGCGCTCGAAGAGGCCGGTTTCGGTCGTAACTTCGTTCAGGCCTACATCCGTGGACAAGAGTCCCTTGCGGAACAGTACGTGGCCAATGTGATCGCCTTTGCGGGTGGTCAACAGAGCTTTGAACGTGTGGTCCAACACATGACCGCCAATGCGCCTGACGCTCTGGAAGCCCTTGAGGCAGCCATTCAGCGCCAAGACATTGCCTCGGTGAAGACCATCATCAACCTGTCGATGGCCAGCCAGACCAAGAAGTTCGGTAAGGCACCTGCTCGTTCCATCACCAAGGCGGCCCCTGCGAGCCCCCCACGAGCCCAACGTGCTCAGGTGGAAGGCTTCAAGAACACCGATGCTATGGTGAAGGCCATGAGTGACCGCCGTTACTCTACCGATCCGAGCTACCGTGCAGCCGTTCAGGCCCGTGTAGCTGCATCTAACTGGTGACGATTTAAAAACCCTCACCTAAACAGGGAGGACCATTTCGGTTCCTCTCTGATCCCTTTCTGATTTACATAAGGAGATTCACATGGCGAATATGCAAGGCGGTCAACAGATTGGTAAGGACCAAGGTAAGGGCCAATCCAACGCGGATAAACTGGCGCTGTTCCTGAAGGTCTTCGGTGGCGAAGTCCTGACCGCATTCAAGCGACGTTCCGTCACCATGGACAAACACATGGTCCGCACCATCCAGTCCGGTAAGTCCGCACAGTTCCCTGTGATGGGCCGTACCGCTGGCTTCTACCTCGCTCCGGGCGAGAACATTGATGACAAGCAAGGTGACATCAAGCACACCGAGAAGGTCATCACCATCGACGGCCTGCTGGTCTCCGCCGTGATGATCTACGACATCGAAGACGCAATGAACCACTACGATGTGTCGAGCGAATACTCGGCCCAGTTGGGTGAGGCTCTGGCGATCTCCGCTGACGGTGCTGTGCTGGCTGAAATGGCCAAGCTGTGCAACCTCGCTGCTGGCAAGGACGAGAACATCGAAGGTCTGGGCAAGGCCGAGGTCCTGCCAATTGGTAAGGCTGATGACCTGACCGACCCGGAAGCCCGTGGTAAGGCCATCCTGAAGGGTCTGACTCTGGCCCGTGCCAAGCTGACCAAGAACTACGTTCCGGCCTCGGATCGCTTCTTCTACACCAGCCCTGAAGACTACTCGGCAATCCTCGCTGCACTGATGCCGAACGCTGCCAACTACGCTGCGCTGATCGACCCTGAAACCGGCAACATCCGCAACGTGATGGGCTTCACCGTGGTCGAAGTTCCACACCTGACCGTAGGTGGCTCGGGCGATGACCTCGCTGGTGCCAACCGCAAGCACGCCTTCCCGGCCAGCTCGGGTGGCGATGTCCGTGTGGCCGCTGACAACATCGTTGGCCTGTTCAACCACCGCTCGGCTGTTGGTACTGTGAAGCTGAAGGACATGGCTCTGGAGCGTTCGCGCCGTGCCAACTACCAAGGTGACCAGATCATCGGCAAGTACGCGATGGGTCACGGCGGTCTGCGTCCTGAAGCTGCTGGCGCCTTGGTGGTAGAAAAGGCGTAAGCGTACCGGACCCGACTGGGGTAACGCTGAGTCAGAAGACAATGGCACTTGATGTAGGGGCTTCTAAGGCCCTTACAGTCACTGTTCTACCAGTAGGAGCACCACAGGCGGTTGTCTGGCAGTCGCAGGACGAACAAGTCGCTAAGGTATCCCTTGAAGGTCTCGTAGAGGCAATCGGAGCTGGAACTTGCGATGTCACGGCGACTACCCTGAACGGTATCTCTGCGGTATGCAAGGTAACCGTAAGGGCGACCGAACCGTAACACTCAAACCCCTTGGGGCCCACCTCGGGTCTTGAGGGGTTTTTTTCGACTTCCCATAAGGAGGGCCTATGCGCTCTTATGAAGCAACCTTGGAGTCCCCGGAAGAGCTGGCCGCTGTGAATGACATGCTGGCCGCTATCGGTGAGGCCCCTGTGAGTTCCCTTGAGGGGGACATGAACGCTGACGTATCGAACGCCCGGCGTATCCTCAACAACGTGAACCGGGAGGTACAGTCCCGAGGGTGGACCTTCAACATCGTTGAGGGCGAACAGCTCATGCCTGACGCCTTCAGTGGGTTCATCCCCTACATGTCCGACTACCTGCGCATGACTGCCGGTGGTGGGACCCCGTATGTTCGTCGTGGTGAGAACGTCTATGACAAGACCAACAAGACGGATGTATTCGCGGGTCCCATTACGGTGGACCTGATCCGCCTTAAGGACTACTCAGAAATGCCTGAGTGCTTCCGTGCATGGATCGTGGCGAAGGCTTCCAGACGCTTCAACATGTTCTTCTTCGGGGCAGGTGAGATCGAAGGTCACTTGCAGGCTCAGGAAGACGAAGCCTATCGTGCCTGTATGGAGTACGAGCTGGACTTCGGTGACTTCAACATGCTGGACGGCGACGTGTTCGTTCAGGGCAAAATCAACCGCTAAGGAGGTGACTATGGGTCTGGTAAGCCAGTCCGTAAAGAACCTGAAGGGTGGCATCAGCCAACAGCCGGACATCCTCCGGTTCCCCAATCAGGGTGCGCAACAAATCAACGGCTGGTCAAGCGAGACCCAAGGTCTCCAAAAGCGACCTCCGAGTACCTTCGTTAAGAGACTGGGAGTGACCGGTATGTGGGGCGCTAAGCCTCTGGTCCACTTGGTGAACCGAGACGCCGTTGAGCAATACTACATGGTCTTCACAGGAACCGGCGTGGCCGTGATGGACCTTAAAGGGAACCAGTACACGGTGCGTGGCTATGACGGCTATGCAAACTGTGCGGACCCGCGAGCCGACCTTCGCCTCATTACCGTGGCCGACTACACCTTCGTGGTGAACAGGCGGACCACTGTGGGGATGTCCGGTGAGCTGACCCATGCGGGCTATCGGAACCTGAACACTCGGGCTGTGGTTGCCTGCCGTGGCGGCCAGTACGGGCGAACCGTGACCGTAGAGGTCCTGATCGACGTTACGTGGGTGAAGCTCGCTGAGCTGAAGCTGCCATCCGGTGTAGGTGAGCCGGGCCAGATCGAGCCCATGGTGGCTCAGGTGGACGCCCAGAACATGATCCGTGCTATGGTGGATCAGGTCAACGTCAATGGTGCCCCATGGAAAATCACTGCTGGTGAGTACGCAGGCTGTATGCTGCTTCACCGGGATGACGGTGGAATCTTCAACGGGATTCGCACCAAGGATGGCTACGCGGACCAGCTCATCAACGGCTTCATCTATCAGGTCCAGTCGTTCAATAAGCTGCCCGCTCAGGCTCCTGAAGGTTACCTCGTGGAGATCACCGGGGAAGCCACACGCTCGGGAGACAACTACTGGGTCCGTTACGATGGGGCCCAGAGGGTCTGGAAGGAGACCGTTAAGCCGGGGATCATTGCGGGCCTGAACCCAGTGACCATGCCCCGAGGTCTCGTAAGGGCTGCCGATGGGCAGTTCGATTGGAAGGTCCTTGAGTGGGCCAAGAGGAACGCTGGGGATGACGAGACGAACCCTATGCCCTCCTTCGTGGACGGTACGATCAATGACGTGTTCTTCTTCAGGAACCGGCTCGGCTTCCTAAGTGGCGAGAACGTCATCATGTCGCGGGCTTCCCGTTACTTCAACTTCTTCCCGCCGTCCGTTGCGAGCCTTTCGGATGATGACCCTCTGGACATCGCCGTAAGCCACAACCGGATCTCGATCCTGAAGTATGCTGTACCGTTCTCCGAACAGTTGCTGCTGTGGTCCGACCAAGCTCAGTTCGTGCTGTCCTCGCAGGGCATCCTGTCGCCAAAGACGGTAGAGCTGAACCTGACCACTGAGTTCGACGTACAGGACACGGCCCGGCCTTTCGGCATCGGTCGCGGGGTGTACTTCAGCGCACCACGGGCAGCCTATACGAGCCTCAAGCGGTACTACGCCGTGCAGGACGTATCGGACGTGAAGAACGCCGAGGACGTATCCGCCCACGTTCCAAGCTACATCGAGAACCGGGTGTTTAACATCCACGGATCGGGGACCGAGAACTACGTCACCCTCCTGTCGGATGGGGCCAGTGACCGGATCTACATCTACAAGTTCCTGTACATGGCCGAAGAGATCGCGCAGCAGGCATGGAGCCATTGGGAGTTCGGCAAGGCCAACATCCTCGCCTGTGCCTCAATCGGGTCCTACATGTACCTCCTGCTGGACCGCCCTGAAGGGGTCGTACTGGAGCGTCTGGAGTTCACGGCGTACACCAAGGACTTCCCACAGGAGCCTTACCGGACCTACATGGACTCGAAGGTATCCGTGGTGTGTAGCTCATTCGATGAGGACACCTTCAGGTCCGCTATGAGCCTTCAGTTGATCTACGGTGGCATCCCCAGCCCCGACTCGATCTTCTGGTCCATCGACACGCAAGGTGTTGCGACCCTTCACGAGCCCCCAGTGGGCGGGTGGGCGGCTGACTCCAACATCTACCTTCAGGGAGACCACCGGGGCAAGACGTTCATCATCGGGAGGCAGTACACGTTCATCTACGAGTTCTCTAAGTTCCTCATCAAGCAGACTGCGGACGATGGCACTACAGCCACCGAGGACATCGGGCGCTTGCAGCTTCGCCGTGCGTGGCTCAACTATGAACGCTCGGGTGCCTTCGAGATCTCCGTACACACAGGGGACCCGGAGAAGGCGTATGTGTACACCATGGCGGGTGGCCGACTTGGCTCTGAGGTGATCCTCGGTGAGCTGAACCTCGGCACTGGTCAGTACAAGTTCCCTGTGACAGGTAACGCCATGCGCCAGATCGTGACCATCGCCAGCGACACCCCGAACCCGCTCAACGTGATCGGGTGCGGCTACGAAGGCAACTACGTGCGCCGTTCCAGCGGCATTTAAAACCCTCACCACAACAGGAGGCTTCAATGATCCTAACCCAAACCACACCGGACATGCTCGAAGAGGCGGCCCGTTTCGTCTCCCTTAATGACCGGGAAGAGTTCAACAAGATGCAAGCGGGTCGGGACCTTGAGGCCACCCTTAAGAAGTCATTGGGTCCGACCTCAATGTCCATCATCCACAATGGTCGCGTACTGGCCACGGGAGGCTCCAATGAGTGCCTGTGGTTCATCACGACCCGTTGGGTGGAAGAGCTGACCCCAAAGGAGCGCTTGCAGATGCTGCGCCTCCTGAAGGACCACTTGGAGTATTGCCGTTCGGTGATGCCTCCTGACCAGCTCAGTAACTTCGTGTACGAACACAACCATGCTCACCGGAAACTGCTGGACGCCCTTGGGGCCCGTTATGGGTTCTATCAGGAGTACAGCCCGGCTGGGTTCCCATTCCGTCAATTCTGGCTATAGGAGGTCGCTATGTGCGAACCGGTATCCATTATGATGGCCGTGGGTGCTGCTGCTGGTCTCGCCAGCGGGGCCATGGGTGCCAAGCAACAAGCCAAGGCTGAAGGTGCAGCCGAGGACGCTCGACGGGCCAATGGTCACGAGCAGATCCTTGCAATGCACCGGGCCGATGCTGACATGAACTTGGAGACCCAAGACAAGCACCTTGAAGCCCGTAGCCAGCTCACCGAGACGAACCTGACAGCCCTGCGTAACCGTGGGACTGTTCGGGCCGCTATCGCTGAGTCGGGTATGGAGGGTAACACCATGGACCGCGTACAGCGGGACGTGGAGAACCAAGCAAGCCATGAGAAGATGGCGATCCTCGACAACTACGAACGCGACTACGCGACGATCTTCCAGAACAAGGTCGCCAACGTGGAGAACACCAAGGCAGCCCTTCGGGGGTCCCGTTCAGCGGTCGGTACGTCGAAGCTCGCTCAGGCCCTCAACGTCGCCAGTTCTACCCTTTCGGGGGCCAGTGCGGGTGCCGCTATGGGCTCCCAATACAAATCCGCTACAGCCAAATAAGGAGGTCATATGGCCAACCCACTCGCTCAATCACTCGGAGGCCTTGAGGGCTACCGTGGGACGACCCTCAAAGAGAAGGGCCCGGTCCAGTCGGTTGGCCCTGCCACCCACACAGCTCGCAATCTGGACAACGGTCTGGCAAACGCAATGCGCAACTTCGTGCAGACCGGGGCGGATGCTTACAACCAGTACGACCAGCACCAACAGAAGCTGGCCGAAGAGCGCTCCAATGAGATCATCCGAAAGCTGACCCCTGAGCAGCGCCGTGAGGCCATAGCCAACGGCACCCTGCTGTACAAGGACGATGCCCGAGCGATGACCCTGCTTCGCCAGAAGACTGGCCGTAACGCTGCGTTCGAGGTGGACAGTGAGATCCAAGCCAAGATCCAAGCAGGCCACTTCCGCAACCGTGAGGACATGGAAGCGTACCGCCAGCAGCGCATGGCAGACCGAGCCAAGTCCTACGCCGAATCGGCAGGGATCAACCCGGAGGACCCTGACTACCAGCGGGGGTTCAACACCGACATCGTTCAGCGCAATGCGGGCCTCTACGACCTGCACAGCCAGTTCCTGTCGAAGAACCTTGAGGCCCAAGCGTCCATTGAGGCCCGCAATGACCTGACCCCGTTGATGAACGATCCGAAGTTCCTCGGGTCCCAAGATGGGGCCTATGTGGTGGCCAACTACGTCAACAAGGGTCTGGAGACTGGCGAGTTCCCAAGCGACCGTGAGGCGATCAATGCGATCACCATGCTGACCGGGGACGCTATCGCCAAGGATGGTGGACAGGTGTTCCTGCGGGAACTGAAGGACAAGAAGATCAAGGTCCTCGGTGGGGAGACCACTGTGGAGAACCTTCTGGGTCCTGAAGTCTACCAGCAGATGCTCACCAAGGCCGATACGGCGCACTATGAGCGGAACGCCAAGAAGACCGAAAACCTCATGCTGGGTATTGCGAACGCGCAGGCTCAGGAGGACCCAGCGGCTGGCTGGCAGTTGCTCAACCGACTCGAACAGGAGAACGATTGGGTCCAGACTGGCGACCAGATGACCCCTCAACGGCAGGCGCTGATTCAGGCCAAGGCCCAGATGATCGAAGCGGTGAAGCGGCAAACCGCTCAGGCCCAAGTGGCTCTGGACAAGCGGGCTCAGGCCGACAACCGCCAGCTAACCATCGACAAGGCCTATGAGGCCCGGATGGCCGGTGAGTCCGTTTCGGTGGACCCTAAGTTCCTCCCGAGCGATGACGATAGCGGCAAGTTCACCGATGCGGACATGGCCAACTACGCCCACAAGAAGATGCTCCAGATAGACAACCTTGGGGTCCCTGATGACCAGAAGGCTCGAATGAAGCTGGCCCTGCTGAAGGCGGACTACAAGGATGGTCCGTTCCAAGCAGCCTTCCAGACGCTCACACAGGACGCCGCACAGGAGTGGCAGGCAGCCTTGATTCAAGGTAAGCCCGGTGACTTCAAGCGCCTGTACGAGCTGCAACGGGCCTACAACCAGAACCCCGGCATACTCGCCCAGCTCTACCCTGAGTCCGCTGGCCTGATGGAGACCCTGAAGTTTATGGGCTCCAATGGGCTTGATCCTCAGATCCTGATCGACGCTGAGCGGAACAAGCCGAAGACTGAAGAGGAACGGCGTTACCGTGAAGAGCAGTGGTCCGCAATCAAGAACGACTCGGCCACAGCAGACATCCTCAAGTACATCCCTGATGACATGGAGAAGATGGCCCGTTCAGTCTTCGATGCGTACACCACGCACACAGGGTCGTCCTCGGATGCCTCAAAGGCGGTCACTGAGTTCCTGCAAAAGAACACCGTAACGTTCACCGAGAAGTCCGGCACCTACGGGTTCCGCTCCACGGCGTTCCACGGGATGCTCACCAAGAACGACCTTATGGTGGACCCAAACAACACCGACTCATGGGAGACCGGTAAGGCCATAATTGACGGTGCCATGCAAGACCTACAGAAGGACTCCGTATGGGGTGCCTCTGGTATGTCCGTGCATAGCCGTGATGGCCTCATCGTGATCCAGAACATGACCGGTTCCCGTCTGACCATCAGCAAGGACCAACTGGCCGCATTGGCAGCAGAGCGGCAGAAGGCTGAGCAGCAGGAACGAATCGACAAGGCTAAGGCCGAAACCCAACGCACCCAGAAGCAGTACGACAAGTACATGCGGGGAGGTGCCCAATAACCCAAGGAGATCATTATGAGCTTTGAGAAAGAATATGCAGCCGTCAAGGCGAAAGGCTCCATCTATGATGCGAGCATCCAACGTGCAGCAGAGGCCCATGGTGTGAGCTATGACTTCCTGCACAAGCAACTGTTCATGGAGTCCCGTTTCGATCCCAAGGCTCGCTCCAAGACCGGCCCTCGTGGAATCGGTCAGTTCACCACAGCAACAGGGCGGGCCTACGGGCTCGTCACTGAGGAAGACTTCTTTGACCCTGAGAAGTCCATTGACGCCGCTGCGCGTCACCTCAAGGACAACCTGACGGCCTCTAACGGGGACTACCTTCAGGCAGCCCTTCTGTACAATCAGGGTGGTGGCCGTCTGGGTCGCCCACAAGTGGCCGCTCTGCAACAGGGCGATGCCAGCAAGATCAGCCACGAAGGGATGCTCTACATGCGCAACCTCGCAGACGTGGCCGGTGATTCTCCCTTCAAGGCTCTTCTGGGGACCGGTGTGACCAATCCGGGCATTTCCCCAAAGGCTGAGGCAGTCAGCTTTGAGGACGCCACCAAGGGCGTGGCTGCCAGCTCCAAGGTGCAACGTGGCGTCACTCCTGAAATGGGCAACATGAACGTGCGTGGTGGTGAACTCACCGAGACACGTACACCGTTCGCCCAATTGGAGTTTGACACCAAGGCTGCCCCAAAGGGCTGGTTCGAGGGCACGGGCCAAGCGGTCAAGTCTGAGCTGGCCACTGGCACCTTGGGTCAACTGTTCCGAAACGTCACCATGGAAACCTTCGATCCAATGGAAGGCTACGAGACCCCGGACACAAGTGCGTGGGACGACGAGACCTTCGACAAGATCCGCAAGGCTGGGGTAGACCCACAGTTCTACAACTTCCTGTTCGATCACACCCGTGGCAACAAGAACCGCCTTGACTCTGCGATCAAGCTGGCCAAGGAGAACATGGAGCATCAGGCTAAGATCCGTTCGGCCTCAACAAGTGCCCAGATCGTGGCAGGCTTCGCGGGCGCAGGTGCTGACCCGTTCACCTACGCACCACTTCCGGGCGCACAAGGTGCCACCCTGTTCTCGAAGGTGGTGTCAGGTGCAGTAGGCTCAGGGGTTGCCGCAATGGCATCCGAAGGTCTCCGTGAAGCATCAACCGGCATGGAAGCCCACTACGCTACCGCTCTGGTTGGCGGTGCCCTCGTTGGCGGTGGGCTGACCGCATTGGCTGACCGCATTGGCCGTGCAGCTCGCCCTGAGCCCCGGCTGGACATGTGGGACACTGACCTCGAAAGGGTCCTTGCGATGCACGGCGAGGCTGCCCTGCCGAATGAGTTCCATGGCCCAAGCGTCCGACTTGAGGCACGCGAAACGGCCCGTCAAGGTGACTTTGAGGACCCAACTCGGATGCCGTGGCAGGCACATGAACAGGTAGAGAACTTCGCTGGTCTGGACTTCGTTCGACACCCAACCGAGCAAGGAGCTGTACGCCTACCTGATGGGTCCGTGCTGAGCGCTGGGAACCCACTGAACCCGCTGACCATTCAGCAGTTCCGTGAGGCTGAGCGTGCAGCTCCGGGCGTGTCCATGGGAGGATTCACTGAGATCGGCTACACACTGACCCGTAGCGAGAACGAGGATATTCGCAACATCGGTGCGGAACTCTTTAGGTCTCCCACAGGGACCGTATCGGGCTCCCACGGGAAGTTCGGTAGCACAGCCTCGGACATCGTTGAGCGTATCGGTGCGCAGGACCATGTGAGCTACAACAACATTGTCTCTGCGGCACATGAGGCCATCAAGGACATCCGCTACAAGTCCATGGAGGGTGGCCGACAAGCCCAGTTCGAGGCAGCGTATCGTCGCGTAGTGGAAGCCATTGAGGACACCACAGGTGGCCGTGCAAAAGGCCTCACGACTGGCGAGAAGACCCTCATGGATGCCTTGACGGCACACTACAGCCGCAAGCTGGATGCCCTGCAAAACCCGGCTCAGTTCGGTAACTACCGGGCGACTTCAGTCCTCGGTGCGACCCGCCACGAAGGTCACTACATCCCCAACGTCTACGATGATGGGGCCAAGAACCTGTGGGCCTCCCGTCTGGGCGGTAACGATGGCCTGCAACAGGCGATCATGGAAAGCTGGCTGGTGTCCTACGCATCCCGCCCTGCCGTTAAGGCTCGTGTGGACAAGATGATTCTGGACGCCAATCCGGGCAAGAAGATGACCCCTCGGGAGCTTCAGGATGCTGTCGAAGAGTACGCCCGCAACAAGGCATACGGCATAAGCCACACTCAGGACTTCAACCGATCCCACTTGGTTGACGATCAGTTGACCGGTCTGGTTGGCGCGGAGAATAACAACTTCCTTGAGGGTCGCCACCTGTTCGACTCGGACATGCAGATCGACATCGGCAACGGTCAGATGTTCTCGGTCAACGACCTTCGGAACTTCGACATGACCCACATCACCCCGAGCTACGACCGCCGCGTCAACGGTGACATCGGGATCATGGGCGCAACTGGTCAATCCACTGAGGCCCTTAAGGACCGCATCACGGCTCTTGGCGTGGGCATGGAGAACCGGAAGGAGTACAAGGCGCTTCAAGATGGCCTGAAGATCCTGACCGGTCGGGCCCGTAGGGACCCTGATGGTGTAATGGCGACCCTTGCACGGGCAGTAACGGACATGTCGTTCCTCGCCAAGAACGCCTATATGGGCATTCAGGGCATCACGGAGACCGCTGCACTGGTCACCAAGGGGCATACTCGGATGCTGATGAAGGGTGTTCCGTTCTTCAAAGAGATCGCCACCATGGGATCGAAGGCTACCCCTGAGTTCCTTAACGACATGCACGGCCTTGTCTTTGGGCGCGAGCTGGACAACCTGATCCGACCAACCCGCCAAGATATCATCATGCGCCTTCGTGACAACGCTGACGCCTCCCCGATGGTGGCAAAGGCTGTGGGGACCCTCAAGTTCATGACTGGTGAAGCCTCGGCCCGCTGGCCTATGACGAAGTTCCTAACTGAGTCGTCCAACTACATCGCTGACGCAGGCCGCCAAGGTATGCTGAAGGAGCTGGTGGACTTCGCACATGGCTCCCCAAGCCGTATGGGCAAGAAGCTGTTCAACAGCGAACGCCTGAAGTCCATGTCCCTGACTCAGGAGCAGTTCGACGGTATCGTTCAACTGGTCAAGCAGAACACCCGTGTGGTGGATGGCAAGGCCCAGATCGTTAACCGCGAAGCGTTCCAAAGTGACCCACGGTCTATGGACCTGTGGCGCCTCGGTGACAAGATCGCTGACGAGACCATTCTGCGCCCACACAAGCTGTCGTCTCAGGACACCAAGGCTTATGGCGCTGGGGTCAAGCTGGCTATGCAGTTCAAGAACTTCACCATGCGCTCGATGAACGCTCGGGCAATCCGTGCGTACCACGATGCCACCAAGAATGGCCGTGCTGCTGACGCAGTGATGCAAGCTGTGATCTCTACCGGTATGGCGGGGGCGATGTTCGCCGCAATGGCTTACACCCGCTCCGTAGGGATGCCCGATAAGGACCGCGAGAAGTACCTGAAGGACGCCCTGAACCCGAACATGCTGGCCTACGCTGCGCTGTCCCGTGGGTCCCACATTGGGGCTCCTTTGGGTCTGGCCAACATGGTCGCTGCCCCTCTGGGCTTCGATCAGGCCCGTATGGTCCGCACGTCGATCACCCCACGACCCAAGCAGGAGAAGGACAAAGGGGCGATCAAATACGGCGCCTCTAAGGATGACCGTGTGCAGGACATGATGTCTGGCGTACTGGACCAAGTACCGGGCGCCTCGTGGGTACTGTCTGCTGGACAAGCGGCGCACTCTGCGGTTGGCTTGGCGGGCTCCAGTGGGCGCCGTCAGGACCAAGAGTACATGACGAGCCTCTACAACGGACTCCGTGGGATCATCCCTAACGATCCGGCCAGCCAGTTCATCCTGATGAAGATCATGGAGGAACAGGGCATCGAAGCTCGCTGATAAAAACCCTCACCTAAACAGGGGCGCTACCACAGGCCCCATCACTTTGACCGTAAGGAGGCCCTATGGCTACAGCACCAAAGACTACGGTCACCTACAACCTGAACGGGACCGACAGGGACTTCCAGATCCCTTTCGAGTACCTTGCCCGTAAGTTTGTACAGGTGACCCTCGTGGGCGTGGACCGAAAGGTCCTTACCCTGAACATCGACTATCGGTTCACGCAACGGACGATCATCACGACCACCAAAGGGTGGGGGCCTGCTGATGGCTATCAGTTGATCGAGATCCGTCGATACACGTCAGCAACCGAACGTCTCGTGGACTTCAGTGATGGCTCCATCCTGCGTGCATACGACCTCAACACCGCTCAGGTTCAATCCCTTCACATCGCTGAAGAGGGTCGTGACATCGCCACCGATACCATCGGGGTGAACAATGACGGTGACCTTGATGCCCGTGGCCGCAAGATCGTGAACGTTGCCGATGGTACGAGCGACTTCGATGCTGTCAACCTCCGCCAGCAGCGCTTGTGGGCAGGTTCCGCAATGAACCAAGCAGACCGAGCCAAGTCTGAGGCAGACCGAGCAACCACGCAGGCAGACCGTGCGACCGCTCAGGCGCAAGCATCAGCGGGGTCTGCTGCAACCTCGAAGGCTCAGGCGGACGAGTCCCTTAAGTGGGCCGGTGAGTCCTACACCCATCGTCAGGCGTCCGCTGCGTCCGCTGCTGCGTCCCTTAAGTCCGCTCAGGATGCTGCTGGGTCCAACTCGGCTGCTGCCGCTCAGGCTGCTGAGGCTACCAGACAGGCTGGCTTGGCTACCTCTAACGGTGCCGCTCAGGTGTCCCTTGCGACCACTCAGGCGAACCGCGCTAAGGATGAAGCTGATCGTGCAACCGCGCAGGCTAACCTTGCGACCACTAACGGTGCCGCGCAGGTGTCCCTTGCGAAGGCTCAAGCAGACCGTGCAACATCTGAGGCTGACCGCGCAAAGTCCGAGGCCGATAAGCTGTCAGGCATGAACGGGCTGGCGAACGCCATTGAGTCCACCGCAGGGAACACCGTTAAGTTCAAGGATGGCTGGGCAATAAGCGCCCAAGGGGTCACGACGAACAATTTCTGGTCCCGCAATGGTGCATCCTTTGAGTTCGATAAGGGTATGATCGTTCGTGGCAACATCGACGTTCTTGGTAACATCGACGCGAACAACCTGACATCGAAGGTTGGCTCCCTGAACCTGAAGCCTGCAAGCGCTGGGGCGAACACCCATGTGTGGTTCAGGATGCCGGATGGTGTAACAGAGAACGCCCTGATTTACGTGGACTCTGGTGGCACCATGCACTTCAGACCACGCGCACAAGCAGACTACCTCACACTGTCAGCCGATGGCTCAGTGAATATGCGAAACACCCTGCGTATCTCAGGGGGTGGGGCTATCATCACTGGCCGGGTAACGACCGATGAGGTGATGTCGAACGGCACTGTTTGGGCAGGTGGTGGTCAATCTTGGATGGCAACTGACGGCAACATCTACGGACCTGTTTGGGGTGGATACCTGTCCAACAGGATCGCCGCTAAGCAGAACGCGCACCACTTCCAAGCTGGGCGTGTTGGTGTTGGCGCTCCGGGTGGTGGATATCGCCAGTTCCGAGTGAACTTCCATGCCCCTATGGGTGGCCCTACTGTCCAGATCACAATCTACCGACCAGCGCTTCACGTAGCTGTTGGTGCCCGTGGTGAGGCTTGGGTGGACGGGATTGACGAGAACGGCTTCACCTGCTGGGTCCACTGCGAAGCTGGCGCTGTATGGGACACTTACATTGATTGGATGGCCAGCCCTGCTGTGAATGCTGCGGGCGGCTAAGGAGGACTTAATGGATACTAACGAGGGGGTGGTGAAGGCCATCCCTATCGTTGGCGCTATCGGCGCTGACGCAATGGCAACGTTACAGGGACTGTCCCTCAACGACCTGTTCTATATCGTGACCATCGTCTACACCCTTGTCCAAATGGGCTTGACCGTGTGGAAGACGATCCGTGAGGAACGCCGGAAAAACAAGGAGTGACTTATGGCAAAACGAAACGCACTTGAGGTGCTGCTGGAACTGATCGACACCGAAATGGCTCGTGCCCTTCTGGACGACCTTCGGGATGATGATCGCCGGACGCCTCAGCTTTACAACGCAGTCTCCAAGTTCCTTGATCGACACAACTTCAAGCTGTCCAGCCTGATGGTTGAAGAGGGCGACCTTGGCGAGCTGCAAGCAGCCCTTGACGCTTTCCGTGACATGGAGCTGGAAGACCTTGATGGAGGCCGCCTGCAATGAAACAGTACGCGCTCAAGTTCCTGCTGGTCCTTGGGTGCGTCCTTTCGATCTACTTCATGGGTCTGAAGGATGGCGTCCACAAGGAATACACGCGGCTCACTGAGCTGCACCAAACCGAAACCAAACGCCTTAAGGAGGCCCGTGATGAAGTCCAATCCAAACTCGATGGCATCGCCAAGCGCCACGCCGAAGACGCACAAAGGTCTGAAAGCCTTGCTGCTGGGACTGTGGCTGAGCTTCGTGATCGCGGTATCCGGCTGTCAGTCAAACTTGCCGACACCAAGCGAGAAGCCGTCGAGGCATACAATCGAGGCCTCACTGATGGTCGAGCCGAACTACACCCAGAGACTGCTGAAGCTCTTGTCCGAATAACACAGGATGCTGACAGGCACGTAAAGGCCCTTCAGGAGACCTTGCGGGAGGTGACCAATGAGTAACCCTATGAAGCCCGACTCGAAGCACATCAAGCTCCTGAAAGGTAACTTCGTGGCCTTCCTGTTCGTACTCTGGGCGGCCCTCAACCTCCCGGTCCCGACCAAGCAGCAGATCTCCATGTCCAAGAAGCTGGCCGCTGGGGACTCCCGTCGATTCATCTTGCAGGCCTTCCGGGGCATCGGGAAGTCGTTCATTACGTGCGCCTTTGTGGTCTGGAAGCTATGGAACAACCCTGACCTAAAGATCATGATCGTCTCTGCGAACAAGGACCGTGCTGACGCCAACTCCGTGTTCATCAAGCGCATCATTGACCTGTTGCCTTTCCTGCATGAGCTGAAGCCTCGGCCCGGCCAGCGGGATAGCTCCCTGTCGTTCGACGTTGGCCCTGCACGCCCTGACCACTCGCCCTCTGTTAAGTCGGTGGGTGTGACTGGCGGCATGACTGGTAGCCGTGCTGACATCCTGATCGCGGATGACGTTGAGGTCCCCGGTAACTCTGGAACCCAGTCCGCTCGGGATCACCTCGGTGAGCTGGTCAAGGAGTTCGACGCAATCCTGAAGCCTGACGGGACCATCATCTATCTGGGCACACCTCAGACTGAAATGACCCTGTATCGTGAGCTGGAGGACCGTGGATACACGACCACCATCTGGCCTGCGCGTTACCCTCGTGACCAAGCCGACCTTGAGTCCTACTGGCACGCTAAGGGCAACCGTTCGCGTCTCGATCCGGGTATGCTTGCCGAGCTTGAGGCAGACCCTCGACTCTTCTGGAAACCTACGGACCCTATCCGGTTCGATGAGGAAGACCTGCGTGAGCGGGAACTGTCCTATGGTAAGGGTGGCTTCGCGCTACAGTTCATGCTCAACCCGAACCTCAGTGACATCGAGAAGTACCCTCTCAAGCTGCGTGATTGGATCGTAGCGGCCCTCGACATGGCCTCGGCACCTACCACATGGCAATGGCTCCCGAACGACCGTAACGAGGCTAAGGGGCTCCCTCTGGTTGGCCTTAAGGGCGACCGCTTCCACCGCTATGAGTCCTGTGGGACAACCACTGCTGCCTACGAGCAGAAGATCCTCGTGATTGACCCATCGGGTCGTGGTAAGGATGAGACCGGCTATGCTGTGCTGTATCAGCTCAACGGCTACATCTTCCTCATGGAGTGGGGAGGCTTCCGTGGCGGGTACGAGGACTCAACCCTCATGGCACTGGCCCAGATTGGCAAGAAGCACAAGGTGAACGAAGTGGTCATTGAGGGTAACTTCGGTGACGGCATGTACACCAAGCTGTTCAGCCCTGTGATGACCCGTGTGCATCGTTGCGCGATCACCGAGGTCAAGTCTAAGGGTCAGAAGGAAATGCGAATCTGCGACGTGCTGGAGCCTGTACTGGGGTCCCACAAGTTGATCGTCCACGAGTCTGTCATTGAGGCCGACTACAGGACCGCATTGAACGCTGACGGGACCACAGACGTTGCCTACAGTGGGTTCCACCAGCTCACTCGCCTGACCAAGGAACGTGGCTCACTGGGCCATGATGACCGTCTCGATGCCTTGGCTATCGGGGTGCAGTTCTTCACGGACTCCATGGAGAAGGACAGCGAGAAGGGCGCAGAGGAAATGCTGGAAGGGTTCCTTGAGGACCACCTTGAGAACCATCTGGTAGGCTACGAGCACGCCCGTGAGATCGCTTTGGGCGATGGGGTCAGCATTACGTGGGACGATGACGATGGCACAGAAGGATCTTGGATCTAAACACGTTAGCGACACGTTCGACGAAGATTAAAAACCCTCACCTAAAGAGGGACGGTGGGGGTCCTAAGTGAACATCATAGAAGATCTTACTTTAGGACCCCTGCACGTTTCTCGAAGATCCACTTTAAGGTCACTGAGAATCAGACCTCTACGACCACTCATTGGTAGGTGATTATTGCTGCAAAGCATCACCTCCTTATAGGAGCACTGACAGATGACCAAGAAAGCTACGGCTACCGTACTGGCCGTCATGGTCAGCCTGTTGAAGCATCGTGCTACTTACCGTTTCCTTGCTGTCCTTCTGGTCGCCCTTGGGGTCACCAACGGGGAAGCCATCATGGCAGGCATCGAGACCATTGTGTGCGCCTTCACTGGCTGTCTCGGATGAGCCATGCAGGCTCAATTCAGGTCTGCTAAAGCATACCCTCATTGAGCTTTAACTCAAGGGGTACACATCGTATCCTTAAAGGAGCCCTTTAGGGTCTAATCAGGGTCATCCACCCTCATGGGCCTTCAAGGTCTCCCTTAAGAATATGACATAAAAATTCCTGACAGGACCTCTCATTGACTAACCCACCGAGTACCCCCATAGGCCCTCCTTCAGGCCCATAACGACACCATAGGGCCCCTTAAGGGTATCATCAAGTCCAGTCATCTTTGAGGGACATTAGGGCCCTTCAGGGCTCCTTTAGGGTGGATCGTTAGGGGTTCATGATGTGGTGGCTCCTTAGTGGGGATCGTTGGGAGGGACTATAGGGGATCTTTGAGGGAACGTCAAGCCTCCCTGTCTTA